ACGTGTCGGCGTTCCTGCTGACATGGGACGACAGTACGTCGGATGTGCCATGCCGGATCATCCTCCGGTCTAAGGCAACCCCGGCCACGTTCCATGTTTTCGCGGTGTCGGCCCTGACGGACAACTCAGGATATATGGACTTCACCGTCACCTATGTTGATGGCAACGGCACTATCGCAAACGGCGACGCTATTATGGTCACGCCTGTATTTAACGGCGATAAGGGCGACACGGGTGCGACTGGTGCCACGGGAGCGGTGACGGCTGCTGGTGACGGCACGGTTGCAGCCCCTGGAATTGCGTTTGCCAGCGACACAGATACCGGATTCTTTCGGCGTGGGTCTGGTGAAATCGGCATCGCTGTAAACGGGGTCACGGCGGCGGTCATTACTGGATCTGGTGCAACAATGGACGTTGCCGTCGATATGAACGGCAACAACCTATCGAACGTCGGCACTGTGTCTTTTGATTCAGCCACCACAAACACCCTTCTATCTTATCAACTGCTGTTCAGGTGATCCGCCATGGCTGACCCGACTTTCAATCTTGCGACACCGGTTGCACCGCTTTCGACCGACATCGCCATAAGCACGACCACGACAGAAAACATTCTGGCGAACAAGGCGAGCAGCGGTCAGATCATCCGGATTGACTTGCTCCGGATCAACAATGTTGACGGGTCGAATGCAGCGACGATCAGCGGGTGGCGGTACGATCAGGACGGCACCGGCATGAATTCGAACGACGGGCGCAACGAGGTTGCCATCGGGTCGGATGTGGTAGCCGGGTCTGTCATTGCCGATTGCTTCCCGGAGGCGCTGAGCATTGAGGCGGGCGGCGGGCAGGAGGTTTTCAGCGCAGAAAGCCCTTATTACCTGCACGAAGATGAATCCCTTGTGATCCAGGCAAGCGCAGCCAATGACTTGGCGATTACGCTGACTTGGACGGTGATCGGCGCATGACCAGGGGCATCGGCGCACAAACAAACCTGATCCCTGGCGTTTACGCTCCCGCAGGAGGTGCCGGGGATATAACTATCGTCACTATCGACAACATCGTTCCGCCTGGCGGCGGCACACAGATCAAACTCACGCAGATCGAGTTTTCGACCGATGGGTCTACGGCGCTCACCCCTATTGGCGGCATGTCGTCCCTATCGAACGCGGGCAACCAACTTATGGACGGGTCGACTTCCGGCGATCCTGTCATTAACGGTAATGCGGGACCGGAGCATACGGTATTTGTGTATGAAGGCGACGTAACGCCGACGCATATACGGCAGTCGATTGGCGACAATACCGAACAGCAGATTTCAACCTGCGATATTCGCCTGTGGCGGTCAACCAATCCCACGACCACGAAAAATGATGCGGCAGCAAGTGTTAGCGCGGCTTCTTCGTCGTCCACGGGCGCGTGGACGGCAATATCGTTCGTATAGGGGGTTGAAGCATGGTCATGTATTCGAAGAATAACGGCCAGCCTGTGCCGCAGCTTCCTAATGCGGAACGATACAACGGGCGAACATACACTGATCCTTCGCAGTGGTTTCCGCTGATCGGGGCCGCTGCTGGATGGGCGGAGGTGCCGGACAGGCCAAACAACGATGCGCGGTGGAGCACGGCGGACGGCGAGTGGAAGGAAAAGCCTTCACATAGCGAGACAACGCAGAACCCGCCTGTATGGAACGGGCAAGCATGGTCGGTGCCGACAAAGACGCTGAACGAGCAGAAGGCCGACAAGGCGGCTGCGATCAAGCGCAAAGCCGATGCTCTGGTCGCAGCCGGGTTTACCTATGCCATCCCTGGAGAAGATCCGCTGGACCCGCACACATACGCCATTCTGGACAACGATCAGGCGAACATGCTTGCGGTTCAGGTGCGTTTTGCAAAGGGCGGCACGAACCATCACGGCGGCTTCTGGCGATGCACGTCTAACCACAACGTCACAATGTCGGACGCTGAAGTGCAGGCGTTCTTTGATGCGGCTTACGCTTACAAGATGGGCATCATTCGAAACGCTGTTGTTCTGTCGGATGCGGTTCGGACTGCGGCGAATGTCTCCGCGCTCAACCTGATCAACGTTGATGCAGGGACGAACGACAGCAGCGGCGGATGGCCGTCAAACGGCTCGTAACCCGCACGCCTCAGACCTGGGCGGGAACGGTTGTCAAAGTTGTATTCGGAACGGCGGGACGGTCGATCATCGTCGGGCGTGAGTGGTTCCGTTTTACCAAGGGTAGGGGCTTAGTAAAGTCGGACGCACTTGTTGCCGAGACGCGCCCCGAACTGTGCATCGTTCGGGCCGGTGAAGTTTCAAACGATCAGATCGAGGCGCTGCGCCGCATGGAAGGGCGTAGGTGGTCGCCGCTGTTCAATTGCCTGACAGCCTTTGCTCCGTTTTGGGAGGGTCGCATGTCCCGCATTATACCGGGCGACCGGCAGGCTATCGCGCGATCTGTCGTGCTGGTGTTCGTGCTGTTTACGTTGATGACCATCGGCGGCGGCTACCTGATTGACCATTGGGTGGACAGCAAGATCGACCCGCTCCGCAACTCGATGACCACCCATTTTGGACAGGTCGAATCAATGATTAGAGAAATGGAGGGCAGTCGGTGACTTATTACACATACAACAGCGGCATGAATCCGGCGCGCAACAGCGGCGGGCTTTTGTCCGGAGGAATGCAGAACATGCAGGTCCAGAACCAAGACCGCAATTGGGGAGCAAACCCTGAGCGAAATCGCTGGGTCGCAAATGTGACCGGCTACAGCGGCGATTTCAGCGGCGGTCAGTTTGGGCAGTGGGGGCAACAGAACGGCTGGGATGCCAATACGCTGGTCAATATGTACGACCGGATGGGCCAGCAGCAGCCGCAGCAGCCGCAGCAGCCGCCAATGCCGCAGCAGGGCGGATGGGGCACCATGCCCGCGCTTCAGGGCCTTCTGAGCGGCTATCAGCCGATGGGCGGATATTTCGGCTACGGCGGGGCTTCGTTCGGCGCTCCTGTCGGCCCACAAACCCAAGGTGGCTTCGCTGGCACATTCCCGCCCGCCAATTCCGGCTCTAACATGCTCTGGACGGTCTAAATGCTGATCGAACTGCCGATACGTCCGGGTGTCATCAAAGATAACACCGCGCTTCTCTCTGAAGGCCGGTGGATTGATGCGGACAAGGTGCGCTTCCGGAATGTCGGCGGCAAGTCGCACCCGCAGGTGATTGGCGGTTATGAGGATCTGACGGAACAGACGTTTTCCGGTAAATCGCGCGGCATCCATTCATGGGAGCGCAAGGACGGCGAAAAGCCCATCGCATTCGGCACGCACACGAACTGCTATGTCTATTCCGAGGCGTACCTGTGGGACATAACGCCCATCCGCGCCGCTGCGACGCTCACTAACAAGATGGATACGACGGACGGTGATGCTACGGTCACTGTCGATCATACCGCTCATGGGCTCTCTGACGGCGCCCTGGCGTTCATTCGGAACGATACGACAGTAGGCGGGCTGGACTTTGGCGTTGATGGCACGCTTTCATCCGGCAGCATCCGGACCACGGAAGGGTCTAAGGCTCTCATCGTCACGGAGACGGCGCACGGTCTTGATACGCACGACCGGATCACGTTCGCCAGCGCGACGGCTGTGGGCGGGGTCGCCGCGGCCAACATCAACACGACCCACAGTGTCGTTGTTCTCGACGTGGATACGCTTCTGATCACGCAGGCCACGGCGGCAACATCGAGTGCCACGGGTGGCGGCACGCCGACATATACCGGGCTGAAGGCGTACTCCGTCACCGTGGTTGACGATGACACCTACACCATCGAGGCGGCGAGCGCGGCCACGTCCACGGCATCGGCGGGCGGCGGGACCATCACATACGAATACGCGATCAACCCCGGCAGAGAGAACACGACGGCGCAGGCGGGCTATTCGACCGGGACGTATTCCGGTGGATCGTACTCTCTGCCGTCTGGTGAGACGGATCTCCGCGCCCGCATCTGGGTCATGAACAATTTCGGTGAAGACCTGGTGGCGAATTATCGCAACAGCGTGCTTTACCGCTGGCAGGGTGTCCCGTCGCAGAAGATGGCGGCAATCGCGGCCACGGACGCGCCGCAGGAAAACCTTGCCCACATGGTCACGCCCGAGCGGTTTCTTGTGGCTCTCGGGACTGAAGATGCGTCCACGTCCACGTTCGATCCGATGCGGGTGGCGTGGGCGAAGATCGAAGGCGGCTTCACGACAAACGACTGGACACCGACGAGCACGAATTCTGCCGGGGGCTTCCGGCTTGCGGAGGGGTCGCGGATCATAAACGGCGTTTCGATGCCGTTCGTGTCGCTGGTCTGGACCGATACCGCGCTGTATCAGATGCAGTATCTTGCGGACATCGACACGGTTTACCGGCCCACGCTGGTCGGCACGTCATGCGGATTGATCGGCCCCAATGCCTTTGCGCGGGCGGGCGATAGCGGGCAGGTGTTTTGGCTCGCATCCAGCCGTGAATTCATGATGTGGCAGGGCGGTGCGCCGGTCACGATCCAGTGCCCGGTTCGCGATGATTTCTTCGATAACCTCGCCGGGTTGCAGGAAGACCTGATCTACGCGGGCATCAACGACAAGTTCAACGAGGTCTGGTGGTTCTACCCGGACAAGGACAACAACGAGAACGCCCGATATGTGGCGTTCAACTACGCTGAGCTTCACTGGACCACAGGCACATTTCCCATAACCGCTTGGCAGGAGCGGGGGGTGTACGAATTCCCGGTGGCGGTTCACTCGGATGGAACGATCAAGATCCACGAGAAGGGCAACACGGCCAACGGTTCCGGCTTTGATGCGTTTGTCGAGTTTGGGCTGATGGACGTTGCCGAAGGCGAAAATCTCATCATGGTTCGCCGGTTCGTGCCTGATGTGGCGGATTTGTCGGGCGGCGTGAAACTGACTTTAAAGCATCGGCTATGGCCGCAGGGAACGGAAACGACCGAGGAAATTGGGACGTTCGACAGTTCCACCACAAAGCTGGATTTCCGGGTGACGGCTCGGCAGGTAGGCGGGCGCTTTGATTGGGTGTCTGTGCCGACCGAGGGGCGCTTGGGCCGGATCATGTTCGACGTGCTGCCCACAGGGGCGCGTCGGTGACGCCTGACATGGCGTGGTCGCTGATAGACCGCGCGGTGAGCAGACAGGACACGCACAGCCTGGAAGACGTTCAAGACGCTGTGGCAAGCGGCAAAGCGCAGTTGTGGTGCGGCGAGCGATCAGCGCTGGTGACGGAGCTTGTCGTGTATCCGCGCAAGAAGGTCTGCCGGATATGGATGGCGGGCGGTGAGCTTGGCGAGCTTCACCACGAAATGCTTCCGGCAGTCGAGGAATGGGCGAAAGCCAAGGGCTGTGCGGCGGTTGAGATTATCGGACGGCGTGGCTGGGATCGTGTGCTTGACGATTATCGTCAGCCTCACACGGTGTTGATGAAGGAGATAGGTGATGGGTAAGGGCGGCGGCGGCACGGTTGAAACATCGTCCGATATTCCGGAGCGGTATCGCGATTTCGTTGACCAGAACCTTGCGATTGCAGGAACCATCGCGAACCGTGGATATATCCCTTATGAGGGGCAGCGGATTGCGGGCTTCACGCCAGACCAGCAGGCGGCATTCGGCACCGTTCGCGGGCTTGGCGGGCCTCTGAGCATGGGTCTGAACAACGCCAACGCGGCATACACGGCGGCCATGAACTCCGCGGCTGACCCGTCCGTGATGATGGCGAAGTATCAAGACCCCTATACAGAGCAGGTGATCGACGCGACCACAACGGACCTTAACCGGACGTTTGACCGTGCATCGGAGCAGGCACGCCTTGACTCACCGTTCGGCGGCGAGCGGCTGGGGGTGAGGGAAGGGACCATCGAGGGCGAGCGCGGGCGGGCCATTGCGGACGTGGGCGCACGGCTTCGGTCGGACGGCTTCCGCACGGCGGCGGGGCTTGGTCAGCAGGCCACGAACCAGATGTTTGCGGGCGGCGATCGGGCGCTGGGGCTTGGCACCACGGGCCTACAGATGGGCGGGCAGTACGCCGACATGCTTTCCGGCATCGGTCAGCAGCAGCAGGGGCTCAATCAGGCCGGCATGGACCTGCGATATGGTGACTTCCTTGACCAGTTGAATTATCCGCTTCAGGCGCTTTCGATCCGTCAGAGTGCTATCGGTCAGACGCCTATGGGGTCGGTCGGTCGCCAGCCGGTGCAGCGTGGTGGCATAGGTAGCGCGCTTGGCGGGCTTGGGGGCTTGCTGAGTGGTATCGCGTCAATCGGCGGAATGTGTTGGGTCGCTCGCGAGGCATACGACCACGATCCGAAGTGGCTGAAGGTCCGTGACTGGATGTTGACCAAGGCACCCGCCGAACTTCGCGAGACGTATGAGCGCATCGGCCCGAAGGTCGCGGAAGCTATTCGCGGCAACCCGGATCGCAAGGCGGAATACCGCGCTGTGTTTGATCGTATCTTGGAGGCGGCGTGATGGGTCTACTCAGCAACCCGGTGATTGCGGGCCTTCTCTCCGGAGGTCCGAACGCCGTCCGCGCACGAGAACAGCAGCGGCTTGCGGCCATGCTCCCGCGTGGGCAGGGCGGCATGATGGGCGCACCCTCCGGTGTCGTGCGGCAGGATAGCGGCTTGGGCGCTGGGCTTGCTGGGCTTGGCGAAGGGCTCTCGGCTATCGGAGAGATGCGGGCGCAACAGCAGGCGCAGGAGCAGTCTGCACTAGCAAAGAAGCGGGCCGATAATCTTCTTGCTGGGAACACGCCAGACGGAACAGCATTTGATCCGAGAAATCCAAACCATTTCGCCATTGTGACGGCGGCCTATGGACCGGATGCAGCCTCAAAAATTGCAGCGGCACCTTCTGCGGGATATAAAGAGGTCAATGGGCAACTTGTCGATATTTCTGCTCAAGGTGGGCCTATTGTGCGCGGGGATTATCGCAGCCCGACTGCTACTACACTAGGATCCTTCGACCCGCGCACGGCAAGCCATACTGTTGATCCTAATGTTGTGCGGGCCAACGAACAGTTGCGAGCCGCAGGACGCCCGCAAACAAACATTTCTGTGAATAACGCACCGACAGGCGCAGACGGCAACCCCGGCCTTCAATCTCCAAACGTTGATCGTGAGCCTTTGGGGCAAAGGTTGGGTGTTCCTGTCCTAAATGGAAATCCGTACGCAGGTTTGACTGAAGGACAGGCGGACGAAGCATTTAGCCAAAACCTTAAAACCTATAATGCTGAAAGGGAGGCAATTCGCGAAAACCTTGCTCAAACGGGTCAATTGTTGCCAAGTATGAAGCGATTTGCGCAATTGAACCGCCAAGTTCCTACTGGCAAGGCTGACGATGTTTTGATTCCTGACGCTTTGAAGCCGCTGTATGCGAGCAGTGAATATTCGGAGATGATGAGCCTACAAGCTTTTATCACGCCCAAAATGCGCGAACCTGGATCTGGTGGCACATCTGATTTTGAAGGGCGAATGTTTGCGCGTGCGAATGTCAATGTAGAACGCCCATACGAGGCAAATGCAAATATCGTCAAAGCATGGGAGGCACTCGAACAGCGTAACTCTGAAAAGTTGGCGTTTCTCGAAAGCTATTGGGCGGTCAACAGGACAACAGATGGCGCTGAAGATGCGTGGCGGCGCTATATGAATGACAATCCAATTTTTGATCCGTCCATCAATCCGGATGAACCGGGAGAATTCACGCTGAACGAAAGCCGCGTTCCTTGGAAAGAATATTTTCGAGGCGGTGGTTCTATGCCAAAAGAACCTAAAAAATTCACCGCTACAAATCCAGCACAACCCGCAACGCAATCTGATTACGAAAAGTTGCCGTCGGGTTCGTATTACGTGCATCCGAAATTTGGCGATGTTAGGCGGAAAAAATGACTGATGCTACGTTTGGAAGCGATGATGCGGTGGTTGACGGCGGCGCTTTTGGTGCCAACGATCCGTCTCTTTCGCGTCGGTCAAATCCGGTAACTGGCTGGAAAGACTTTGCCAACAGAATCGTCCGCGCAATTTCACAGGGCGTAACTCTTGGCTTTGGCGACGAGCTTGCCGCAGCCGGTGATGCAACCGTTGCCAAAGTTGCTGATTATCTTGGGGTTTCTCCGGAAACGTTGAAGGTCAGCGTGCGTGAGGCAGACGCAGGCAAACCGTGGAATCAAATCTATGAGCAGCGGTTAAAGAATGAACGCCAGCAGCTTGCAGATTTTCGAGAAGAAATGCCGATTGCCGCTTACGGTGGGGAAATTACTGGCGCGCTAATGACGGGCGGCGGTACTGGTAGGTTGCTTGCAAACGCAATGCCGCGTGTTCCCACATTGGCAGCGGCTCCTGTTATTGGGGCTGCTGAAGGTGCTGTTGCAGGATTTGGGCAGGGACAGGGTGTTACGGATCGCATTCAAAATGCTGGTCAATCTGCCGCCATCGGTGGTTTGCTTGCCGGTTCTCTCTCTGCCGGTCAAGCAGGCTTGTCCGCCGTAACCAGCCGATTTAGTAACCCCACGGCCCGCGCTCAACGGCAAGTCATCAAAGACGTGCTTGACGACATGAAAACGCCAGAAGGTTTGGTGCGCCGCATCAATCGTTCTGATAAGCCGCTTATGCCTGTAGATGTTGCGGGCGAAAACACAAGAGACCTTGCGGACGCGGTTGTCACCCGTGGCGGACGTTCTGCAAAGGCAGGCGCGCGCGCCGTGACCAATCGACAGTCTCGCCAACCAGGGCGGATTATTGATGACCTTGATCAAGTTGCGCCGGGTGGGCAGTACGGGCAAACTGTTGATGAACTGAAAGATGCTCGATCAGCGGCGGCGCAAGGCGGTTATACCGCCCCAACAATGTCTCAGACGTTGGACAGCCCCGATCTTAAAACCCTTCTTGAAAGCCGCCCCATTTATCGGAAATCGTTTGAGCAGGCGCGGGATTTGATGGAGGAATTTGGCGCTGCGCTTGATGACCCGTTTGATGGTCCGATTACAACGCAATCCGTGGACGAAATTCAAAAAATTCTGCGTGATAGGGCAAAGGTCGGTGGTTATGAGGGGTCTCTAGCTACGCAGGCACGCCGCGAACTACTCTCCATTGTGGATGATCTTAACCCTGAATATGCGGCGGCGCGTGGGCGGTTTGCCTCGGATAGCCGCTTGATGGAAGCGGCTGAACTTGGGGATCGGTTCAAGCGAATGAAGCCCGCTGAGATTGCTTCATGGGTTGCAGACAAAACTGACGATGAAGTCGCATTTTTCCGTCAGAAGGTGATTGAACGGTTACGACAGGACATACTTAGCAAAAAAGGGGCTGCATCTGATCGCGTTAAGGTCATTGTCGGCACGCCATATCAAAGGCAGCAACTTGAAGCGGTTTTTGGTCCGGAGTGGAAAAACGTACAACGTGACTTGATTAATGAGGCGCGGATTAGCAGAACTGCATCTGACGTGTCAGTCAATTCGCGCACAGCCCGTCGTCAAGACAAGCTTGCTGAAATCGACGGGCCGGATTCTGGTATACCCGGCTATACGGCGCAGTTTGCCACTGAGATTGCGCGTCAACCCCTTACCCGCACCGCAGCGCAAGCTGTGTCTCGCTTTGGTCAGACAGTGATTGATGCCGTCACTGGAATGCGCCCCAACGTTCAGGACGAGATTGCCAGCATATTGTTTGAGACTGACAAAACGGTGGCGGTTCGGAAGTTAACGGAGCTTGCGCGACGGAAAGAAATTGACAGTCGTGCGGCTGCGGTGATTCGTCGAGCAATTCTTCAGTCTAGCGGAGCAGCGGGCGCAGGTGCCGCTATTGGCTCTCAGGACAGAGAAGGATCTCCCTAAGAGCATTGACAATATGCTCTCCGTGCCTTTCCGGCTGAGCGGAAGCCCATATCATAAACATTCTACTTAGGTCTCCGACCCGCTGTGCTGGCACACAATCCCGGTTGATTACAACGCCTGCCCATACAGCGCCGCCAAAGAAATGAACACAAGCGGCACCTTCCGGCTCAAGGTCGGCGGCGTTTCTGTAGATGACAGCATCGGCAGCCAAGCAAGAAGCGTAATAAAAGCCAACCGTTTGATTTTCCGGTGTGCTTTCTGCGTTCGCACGGGTCACCACCAGCAGTCCGAACAGGACGATCAAGTATCGCATAGCTTGAAGGTAATCACGCTCTGGCCTCCCGCCAAGGCTTAAACGGCATTTGTGCGTTTTCACACGTCACCGACTCTGGGGAGAGGCTGGGTGCATGATGACAAGGGCCATGCCCCGATTTACGACGCGATCAACAATCTTCGCGAGCGCGTCGCAACCTTGGAAGCCAATCGCAAGTCCGACACCGAAACAGATGCACGGCTAGAACGCCGGATCGCCCGCATCGAGATGGGCATCATCGCCATCGGCATCGGTACGGCAATTGTAGTCTGGAAGATGATAGCAGCGGCAGCAGGAATTCCAACATGACTGAAATCGCATCCGCGTGGCGGACGGTTGAATGCACATGGTGGCTTAGGTTCATTGTCGCAGCAATAACAGGCGCTTTACTCGGCACGTCATTGTTGTGGATTAGAGACGTACTCACAATCGACCACCGCGTTCCCGTCAATATGCAGCGGGTGGAAAGCCTAAACAGCCCTGTTCCTGTCGGCGGCAAGATCATGGTGAGGGTGTGGCGCGAAAAATACCGCGATGATTGTCCTGTTGTCAGCTTTCCATACGCCAGTGATCAAAACGGGCGGGCATATGTCATGCCGGGGTCACAGGGTCCGGGTGGGTCAAAAGACGAAAAGTATTATGACGCTTTGTACGATACCACGGCGCTGCCGCCTGGATCTTACACGCTTCACGACTCGCTGATGTATCACTGCCCCCGCCAATCGTTCCCGGTGCAGCAGCCGTCCGTTTCCTTTGTCGTATCGGGAGACTAGCCATGCGGAAATCCGATCTTAGTGAGTGGCGTTGGTTGATGGTTATTCTGGCGCTGACGCTGGCGTTAATGGTGGTTCTGAGCGGCGGCGCGTGGGCGTCGAACTGCCCACTGAACACACGCCCGCTTGCGCCTCTCAAAGAGTACATGGAGCGCAGCCACGGCGAGCATCCTCGCATCATGGGCTGGATGCACGGCAAGACGCTGATTATCTACACCCACCCCGAAACCCGCGCTTGGACGGCATTTGTCATTGACGAAACGATGACCTGCGCCGCGCCGGTCGCGTCCGGTGTCGCATGGACGGAGATGGACCTACCGCCTGCGGGCGACCCTTCGTGAATACCTGAGCAATTTACCCATTCGCTACACACGGCACGACCGTTGAGGCAGGGAGCCACTGATGGCAACTCCGGAAATTCCGAATAGCACTCTTCAGCGCACCATGAAGGTCGCGGAAGAGTGTGGATACAACCGATCCGAAGCGGGAAGGCGTCTGAAAATAGCATCAACGACAGTCCGCCGCCATTTGGAGGAAGCAGCTCGACGCGGGCTGATGGATGCGGTTCCTGAATCGCCCGGCGACACCCGGCGCGTTACGGACAAGACATTGGAACCGGCGCTGACATTCCCCGAATTTCCGGACGACGAACTGCCGGATGACGAACTGGTCGAACTGATGACCAAGCAGTTCGAGCGCATCCACAAAGCGCACCGGGCGCGCAAGTGGTTCGACGTGAAGGTCAACGACCCCGGCCCCATCGGAGTCATGTGGTTCGGAGATCCGCACGTAGATAACAACGGCTGCAACTGGCCTCTTCTAAAACAGCACGCCGACATATGCGCGGCCACTGATGGCATGTACGGCGCAAACATCGGTGACACGACAGACAATTGGGTCGGGCGCTTGGCGCGGCTCTATTCGGAAAGCAACCAGTCGAAGACGCGGGGGCTGCGGCTCGCTGAAATCTTCATCTCCCGCATGGGTATTGAGTGGCTGCTGATCCTGCGGGGCAATCACGATATGTGGACCGGCTCCAAGCGTGAAGACCCGTTGTCATGGTTCAAGCGCGGCGGCGCTCCGATGGAGGACTGGCAGGCGCGGTTTTGTCTCGCCTTTCCGAACGGGCGCAGGGCGCGGATATGGGCGGCGCACGACTTCCCCGGTCACTCGTGGTTCAACCCGCTGCACGGTGCCAAGCGGGCCGAACTGAAGGGCAACGACGCGCACTTGTACGTCTGCGGACACAAGCACAATTGGGCGATCCAGAGCCAAGAAAACCCGGACACAAACCGGGTATCATGGTTTGCGCGGTGTCGAGGCTACAAATACATCGACAAGTACGGCGAGAACCTTGGGCACGAAGCGCAGATGGAGGGTGCGGCCATAACCTCCATCTTTGACCCGCACGCGGTGTCGGAAAGCGGCTTCGTCCAATGCTTCTCCGATCCTGGCGAGGCGGCGGACTTCCTGACGTGGAAGCGCAGGCGGGCTGCGTGAGCGTCGTTGGCTATTTCAGGTTTCACCGCGTCGAAGATCCAATCCCAGAAGGGTGGAGCGACAACGGACCAGCGCCGGGGCATCACGCCATTCGCGCACGGGTTATCAAGCAGGACGGTGTAATGATTGACTGGACGTTTATCGGGCAGCTAGAGGGCTTTCGCACGCGAGGCTATGTGCCAGATCAGGGGTCTTCTCAGTCTGGCGTGACCATCGGCATGGGCGTTGATCTAGGCCATTGGACTGCGGACCAGCTACGCCGTCGCCGGGTGCCGGATGCGGTCATCCGCAAGGTATCGCCCTATCTCGGATTGCGCGGCGATGATGCAATTGAAGTGGCTGGCGAGTTGATGCTTCACGAACTGGACGCGGAGATTCTGTCATCCTGCATCCAAGGCGACATCGTGGACGCGCTGAAGTCCAGATATGGACGCGCGCAAAAGGCCGGAACGCTGAAGTGGGATTATCTCCCGTCCGCGCCCGCAACCGTCGTTACGTCCGTCGCGTTTCAGTATGGGCCTGCATTGTCGGTGCGAACGCCAAAGTTCTGGCGAGCGGTGGTCAACAACGACTGGACCGCGATGCTTGCCGAACTTCGGGACTTTGGGGATCGGTACAAGACACGGCGGAACCGTGAAGCCGAACACCTTGAACGAGTAATCAGCGTTTAACCACAGGAGAATACCATGAACAAGATCATTGCCCGCCTGCGTGAGCCGTCCACTTATGCCGGTATCGCCGCGCTGTTCGCATCCATTGGCCTCGCCGGTCTGTCCGAAGATCAGTGGACGCAGGTTCTCGCCGCTGTTCCCGCCGTTCTCGGTGCCGTCGCTGTGTTCCTGAAAGACCCCAGCTCCAGCGAATGACCTGGGCCACGATAGCGGCGGCGTTTCTCCGGTTTGTGAATGCCGTCGCTGAATACCTCAACAGAAAGCAGCTCATCGACGCAGGGAGGGCCGTGGAGCGTGATAAGGGCCACACAGACACCGACCGTCGCGTTGCTGCTGGCAGGGCTGCTGCTGACGCTCAGCGCGTGCCAGACGACAGGGAGTACCGTGACTGACGCTGGGTGCCAGATATGGCGGGAATACGGTGTCAAGCCATCACGGGCGGATACGCCGGAGACGCAAGACGGGCTGATCCGGTTGAACAGGGGGATGAAGGCGGCTTGCTAGGCGCGCCTCCTCTGTCACTCAGCCGCGACTGCGGCAATTTCGGGGATACCCATCGCGGTCACGTAGCGGCGCTCAGGGTCTGCGCTTTGCCAGTCCTGCGCGGCTTGAACAGCGTCCTCGTAGGAGCCGTCCAGCTCGCCGTTGCGACACCCGGCGATCAGCCCCCAGTTCTGTAGGCCGCTGGCATAGCGCAGCGTGTAACCGTAGAACGACTTGACGATCTCCGCCTCGACAATGCAGTGCCGCGCCTCGGTCTGCTGGAACCGGCAAAGCGCCTCGCTGTCGTACAGCGGCTTGTCGCCGAGCGCTGCGATCTTCCGAGCGCGCTGGGCCTCGAACACGTCGTGGCCGGCGATGATGGTGCGATCGGTCATCGGGTGCTCCTTAGTTGGTGAGGTCTTTCATCGCCCGATGATGCAAAGCAGAGCGCATGTGGAAGCGAGCTTGGGCCACTAAAGTAGAAATGCGCTCGATTTCCCAGTCGTAAGCGTCACCGACGGCGGCGCGGGCCTTAATGTCGCGAGCTTTTGAGAGCGTATCGTAAGCGGATTTTGCGCTTTGGTTTGCTTTGTATGTGTTTGCGTTAAAGGCCATCGGTTGTCTCCGTGGTGTTGCTGTTCTCAATTTCTGTAGTTATAATAATCCTGTTCAATTCTCATTGCAACAGGTTTCGAGAAAATGTTGATCGGGTACGTTCGGAATTGGCCTTCGGGTCCGAAGGGTCAGGAAATCGAGCTTCGCAAGGCGGGATGCGAGATCATCTACACCGACAATATGCGCCCCGCGTCCGAGCCGCTGGATCAGCGGCCATTCGCGATAAAGGCCACGCGACCGGGCCGGAAGCTCGTCATCGTGGAGCCGGAAGTGTTCGGTCGGAACGCGGGCGAGATCATGGCGGGCCTGCAAGAGATGCACGCGGCGTCCGGTGGTGGCGCGTCCGTTCTGGTGCTGGCGACTGGTGAAGAGGTGTCGTGGTCGCCCGACGCGCAGCCGGTGGTGGCCCTCCTCGACCTCGCGCTGAATGGCCTCAAACGCCGTCAGACTGCCGCAGGACGGGCCACGGCGGCGGGGAGGGGTGGTCGCCCACCGAAGCTGCGTGGCAAGGCTCTGGCGGCGGCTAAGGCCGACTGGCACGCGCAGAACGGGTCGCAGGCTGAGATTGCCGAGCGGCACGGGGTGAGCGTGCCGACGCTGCACCGTCTGTTTGGCGGCTGGATTGCTCACGACGGATCGTCCGACTGACGACCGGACAAGGCCGCGTCGATCATCCCGTGCCAAACATGAATTCCGGTATGACAACGCTCGCCGGGGTCGCTTGTGCAGCTTTCAAATTCGTAGCCTCCCGCAGTCAGCATCGCCTCTGTCGGCTCTCGCATCGCTTCGATAGCGGCGCGGGCTTGGCCTGCGCAATCTCCGCAAGCTGCGTCGCACGGGTCGTCAAGGTCATTGCTCTGCTTGCAGGCTTTACGGCAAATAGCGAGCCCAACGCGCTCAACCATTTCCATCCTTGCCTCCATCGTTCACCTGGGGACCAACTATTGCTCGGCCAATCATTTCAGAGATTTGGGGGACGACGGCGTTTCCGAGGGCTTTAGTTCTGTCCATCCATCCGGGTAGCCCATCATCCACTCGACCCAGTGAGGGTTCAGGCGCCCATCTGTTCGCCCCTCTGCTTCTGCGGCTACGGTGATAAGTGGTTCCGATCCGGTCGCATTCGGACTGCGCTTGCCGCCCTTCACCGTTCTCGCGTCTCTGGCCAGTGGTGTTGGCCAGTATCCAGACGCGGTCTCGTCGGTGAGGGGCACCAACGGCGGAAGCTGGTATGCAGTGCCATTCCGCATCAAACCCGAGCGCGGCCAAGTCTCCGAGAACGTCGCCCAGCCCTCGACCAAGCAACGCTGCCACGTTCTCCACGATGACGTATCGCGGTCTAGCCACGCCAATGATGCGAGCCATTTCACGCCAAAGTCCGCTGCGCTCCCCGGCAAGACCGGCCCCGCGTCCAGCAAGGCTGATGTCTTGGCATGGGAAGCCGCCGCAGACGACATCGCATTCGTGTTCATCGCCCTGGTACTCCTGCACATCGTCATAGATCGGAACCTCTGGCCAATGCTTCGCCAGAACCTTTTGGCAAAAGGGTTCGCGCTCAACGAACGCGACTGTTTCCATTCCAGCCCTTTCAAGTCCGAGCGAAAATCCTCCGATCCCCGAAAACAGGTCCAAGACGCGCAGCTTGGTCATTTGCTGTCACCGTTCACCTGGGGACCGCGTGGAAAAGCAGAGACGACGCCGCGTTCAGTTGAACGCACGCGCACTGTATAGGCTATGTCGAAATTGGCGGGAAAGCTGGTGCTGCCGGAGAGATTTGAACTCTCGGCCTCTCCCTTACCAAAACAGTGGTCTGTTGGTAAGTACATGGTAAATAATACCCCGTCTTCCCATCTGTTGCCAGAATATTTACCATCTGTTCCCGGAAAATTCCGGCCCGAGAGTGAGTTTGAACTCACGGGAACTGTACGGATCATCTCAGACCTCTAGCGCCGAAGCCGCGCGCCGCAGATAGTCCGGCGAGTACCGCGCGTAGATCTTGAACGTGACCTTTTCCGACGAGTGCCCGAGGAACTGTGCAATCTCCGCCATGCTGGTTCCGCTCTCTGCCATCCAGACGGCGGCGGTATGGCGCAGGACGTGCGGTGTCACGTCTTCCAGGCCCGCGCGCTGACAGGCTCGGTTGAACCCGCGCTTGATGCTCTTGACCGGGCGACCCCGGTATTCGATCACGAACGGTGTTGACCGTTGCTGCGATGCGGCGCGGAGGGCGGTTTTCAGGCCGCGCGTCATCGGCACCACGGATCGGCCCTTGTTCTTCAGGCCCACGCCAAGGTCGATCTGCTCTCGGGTGAAGTCCACTTGATGCCAGGTCAGCCCCAGCACGGCACCGGCCCGCGCGCCCGTCGATAGGGCCAGCAGCAGGAACAGGCGGATATGAGGCTCTCCGGCGTTGTCGATCAGCGCGCGGAACTCGGCGCGGGTCAGGTATCGGTTCTTTGGCGGCGGGCTGGACGGCATTTCGAACACCGCACCCGCGTCGCTGGCGTACCGCTTCACGCACGCTTTCAGCACGGCCATTTCCCGCAGGATGGTTCCGTCACCGCGCCCCATGTCGCG